GCCAGTTCGGGGAACTTTGCGAACAGTTCCGATGCGGCCTTGAAGTACGGTGCGAAGGTGAGCCGGTTGATGCCGAGTGCTTCGGCGATTACGGACTGTGACGGCTGGTTCGCTGTCTTCCCGGCCTTTGCGTGGGACTCGGGGAACGTCATAGCGTGGGCCGTGGCCCGGACTACGCCGACTCGGGTGTCCAGCAGGACGGCCCGGGCCTTGTCCAGCGCCGTGAGTTTGCGGGTGTCGGCGGCGATGGCGGCTTTGACGGCCTTCAGCGCTTCTTCCCACGTGCCACGGGTTGCGGCTTCCACATGGTCTGTCATGCGCTTCGCTTCGGCTTTGCTGATGGCATTTTCCGGCGTACCACCCTTGCGAGTGGCCTTGACGGCTGATGCGAAGCTGTGGTCGATGCCCTTACCCGTCACGGTAGAGGTGGCGGGGGCGGTGGTGGTGTTGGTAGCAGACATGATGTGTCGTTTCCTTCGGTTGGTGTGGTGCCTGACTGATGGGTGTCCATCAGTTGTCCTTATGGACAAGGCCTACACCTGTCCCCTGGAGGGCAGGTATGGACCTAACGCATAAGGCCCGAAGTGTGTGCACTATTGAATTCTCAAACAACTGGTACCGGTCTAGCTGTCCTCCCCTTTCCTGTTGCCGGTTCCGCCGGACCCGCTGGCCTGACAAGAACAACAATGCCCTATGCCCGGATTAGTGTCAAGTTCCGTGCTCGGGTGAGTTTCCGGGATGATGTACGGCCATCAGTTCACCTTTCCAAAGGGGAGAGGGAACGCCCGCGCGTATACCCCACACCCGATGACAACGCAAGCGGCGGAGCCGGCGACTATCGCTGCCCACCTCCCCATCCAAATGAAATTCGGCAAAGTAAACGTATACACGTCCGTTTGTTCGGCCGTGATGGATGAAATCGGGGGTTGTTGTTGGTCCGCCACCGAGGGGAATCGAAGAATCTTCGGACTCAACCCTCAGATTGGGGGGCTCCGCAAGGTTTTCGTAGACAAAAAAGGCCCCTGGACATGCGAAGACCCGCTCCATGGGGGACTCGAAGCGGGTCTTACGTCGCGCACATCATCATTTTTGCCCCGTAACGGGTGCTGTTTCCCACGGTAACAGGAATATGTATACGAAAACTAGGGGTACACGGTCCCCGACACGGTCCAATGTCCGGAAATTCGGTTGCACGGTGCGATAGTAAACGTATACATCGGCCAAATCGCCGAAAATCGCTTGGCCTTCGGCCAGATGGGGGAGACAGATGCTCTCGTTCGACGTTTCAGTCCCGCAGTTCGGGGAAACCATCCAGTTGCCCGGCTATGGGGCGGTGATTGGCAACGGAAAGCAGGTCGCCGTGACGATCCTGGACGAGGGGAGCCCCCGGGTGGCGTTCGTGGTCCCCGCGGAGGCCGCACTGGACCTCAGCCAGCGCATGTGGTCCGCCGCACGGCAGGCAGACCCGGAGAGCACGTCCCTGATCGCCGCCCTGCGCCGCAGTTTCGCCGGGAACGCCTGATGTCCGGGACATATCTGGACGCGGGCGGGGTTGAGCACGCCAGGACCATGCTCGCCTACCACCGGGACGCCGCCAAGACAGCGTCCGCCCTCATCGTCGTCTTCGGGATCGTCTTCGGGTTCGAGGGCTGGATGCTCCTGACCACCGGGCACGGCGCGTACATCTTCGGGGTCGTCTTCGGCCTCGCCGCCCTCCTGCTCGGCATCTGGCTCCACATCCATCACGGCAGGAACACCGCCCACTGGGCCGGGATCCTCGAAGACTGGGAGCGGGTCCGCCGGGACCGCCTCGTCCACGCCCGCCGCCTGAAGGGCTGGGAACTGTGAAGCGCTCAACCGCCGCCTTCTTCTGCCTCTGCTCCTTCACCGCCGGATCGGTGTACGCCACCACCGTCCTCCACCTGCTCAGGAGCGCCCAGTGGTGAGCACCCCGTACTCCCACCCGTCGATGCCGGGCACGCCGGCCGATTTCCCCACAGCCGTCACGGCCTCCCCGAAAGGACCCTCCCCATGGCCCGTCACATGTACCGCAAGGACAGACGCCGCACCGAACGCCAGCTCGCCCGACGATCTGCTGGCCCTGCTTACAGAAGCGATGTCGCGGCCCTTGGAGCCGCTGGCGTGATCTTCCTCCTCGGCCTGCTCATCGCGCTGAAGTCGGTGCTCGGATGAAATTCATCGTGCAAGCCGCCCTCGCCGCCGTCTGCGCCATCGGCCTCGCGGCGTGGTGCTGGAAGCTCACCCACGGGATGCCGCTGACTCTGGAGACAGCGTTCTTCACCGTCGGTTCCCTCATCGGGACGATCCTGTTCGTCACCGGCGCCGTCGAGGAGTGGCGCAAATGACCGGCCCCATCGACAGCCTTGACCTTGGCCGGACCAACGTCGGCACCATCAGGGGCAGTTGGGACGTCAGCTACCCCCACGCGTTCCTCGTCGGCGGCCGGGGCTTCGGCAAGAACGCCGCCGCCGCACACTGGCGCAAGCAGATGGCCGCAGTCGAAGCCATGTTCCCCTCCCTTGCCCCGGCGCAGGTGATCGGCAACCTGGATGTGCGCTGGTCCTGCCCCAAGCCGACCGACCCGCCGCCCCCGGCCGTCGGCACCTACGGCTGGTACCACGAGCGGGCCGCTGACATCCACACCGGGCGCAGGACCTACGAGGATGTCCTCGCCGAGTTCGAGGCGGCACGGTGATGGGACACCTGACAACGCGGTCAGCGGAACTGCTGAAAGAATATGTTCACCAGCCCAAGCCGGTCCTCGCCGTGCAGATCACTGACAGCAACGCACGCGAAGTGGCATTGCTCGTCAATGGGAAGCTGTACGCGGCGACGGCACAGGCCCCGACACGCATCTACTTCCACTGCTGCAATGGCAGGATGAAAGCAGAATGGGGAGAGTGGATCGTCCGCGACAGCAGAGGATTCAGGGCCATGAGCAACACAGAGTTCACCACCACCTACAGGGAGAAACCATGACAAACCCGGTTGTACTGAAACACCGGCATGACAGTGTCGAGGCAATGCAGTTCACTGGCGACTACGACAACGGACACGCCCTCTATGACTGGCTCGTCGCGTCCTGCCGCACCACGCTTCACCGCACCAACCTGAAGGTCGAGATGGGATCAGGCATCAACCGCCCCACCTACCTCACCTTCCGCACCCTGCGCCAGCGCACCTCCAGCACCCTCGAAGTCGGCGACTGGCTGGTCCGCGAAGGCGACGAGTTCTACGTCATCCCGGCAGACAGCCAGCGGCTCGTCACGGCCATCGAAAAGATCAAGCTGGAAGCAGGGATGAACTGATGCCTGCGCCGCTGAAAGGGGATGCGGCGCGCACGGAGGTCGGCTCAACCCGCATCACCGTCGCCGAGAAGGCATCCATGATCGCCAAGTACGGGACCGTCGCCAAAGCGATCCGCGCCGCGCTGACCGCCACCGGCATCGGGGGCCCGGAGTGAGGCTCTACGTGCTGGCCCGCAACTACCAGGACTTCAAGCGCTGGTGCTGGGAGAAGGGCATCCCGGAACTGCACGCCACCTACGTCGCCCACCCGGAGCGCCTGCACGGTGCCACGCTGACCGACCGGCAGATCATCCGCGTCCCCGGCTACGAGGACAACATCAACCACGGCGCCATCATGGAACAGATCGAGCACCGGCTGGCGGTGTCCGCATGAAGGCCGTCAACTTCGTCGAGGACGTGCGGGACAAGCTCGTCCCCATGGAACAGGTGCGCCAGCACCCGGAGAACCCGAACAACGGCGACCTCGAAGCGCTGATCGAATCCATTCAGATGAACGGCTTCTACTCCACGATCACCGTGGACCGGAACACCGGCTACATCCTCGCGGGCAACCACCGCTACCAGGCGCTCCACGCGCTCGGCGCAACGCACGTGCCCGTGGTGTGGGTGGACAAAGACCGGGGCGGCTCGATCCGCCTCATGGTCGGAGACAACAAGACCGGCAAGCTCGCCGTCGTCGATGCAGGACAGCAGATCGAACTGCTCCGTGAACTGGCTGAAACCCCGATGGGACTCGCGGGCTCAGGCTTCACACAGGACAGCTTCCTCCAGCTCCTCCAGGACTTCGCCAATCAGGGCAACCAGATTCCCACCACCGACGGCTTCGGTCACGGTGTCGCGCCGTCCGGCATCTTTCAGGTGGTCGTCGATTTCCGTGACGAGGATCAGCGCGATGCCCTGTTCGCGGACCTCGCCGAGCGGCCGGAGTACGACGGCATGGTCAGGACGGTGAACATCTGATGGCCGGGCAGGAAGAACTGGACCTGATCGCCGGGTCGCCGAAGGCCATTGATGCCGCCGTCGCCAAGGGTGAGGATCCCAACGCGGACCTCGACCGGATGGACCCGGACGACAGCAAGACCAAGAGCCAGATCGGCGTGAACCTGAAGCTGGCCGGCGCCTCCTACACGGAAATTGCGCAGATCGCCGGGTACTCGTCGGCGACGAAGGCCCGGCAGGCGGTGGAGCGGGTGCTTGCCGCCGCCGCGGATTCCCCGGAGGACCGGGAGAAGATGCGGGTGCTCGCCTCGCGGCGGATCAACCGGCTGTTGCAGTCCGTCATGGGCAAGGCGGTGGACCCGAAGGACCCCCAGCATCTCGCCTACAACGCCCGCGCCCTGGCCCTGATCGACCGGGACGCGAAGCTGTTCGGCGTGGACGCGCCCACCCAAATCCAGATCACCCCGAATGACGCCTACATCGAGGAGTACATCCGGAAGGTCTCGCCGCTGGCCGCGGCCTCGATGGCCGCCGACGAGGCCGACATCCTTGACGCGGAGGAAATTGATGACTAAGGGAGACTGGGTCGGCTACCTGATTAGCTACCTGATCGTCGCGTGGTTCCTGTTCGCCGCACACGGCAAGCCGCTCGACGATCAGGTGTTCAACTACTTCCTCTGCCTGTTCATCACGATCCGCGCTGAGGCCAAGCGGACCCGGCTGGAAGCGGAGGCGAGGGCCGATGGCTAATCCGCGGGGGAACCTTGCGGGCTGGTCCGACCCGTCCAAGCCGGGGTGGCAGGGCCGGGTCCTGGCGAAGGTGCAGGAGAACCAGAAGGGCACCAAGCGGCACACCGAGCGCATCTCCGGGGTGCTCGCCACCTTTGACGAGCCGTTCCGGCTCCTGCTGGAGGAGGCCTGCAAGCGCAGGAACATCAGCCGGCAGGGTTACGCGCGCCGCGCCATCGGGGCGTTCATCGCCAAAGACCTCGGCCTCGACCTCGCGGAGGTGCTGAAGAACTGCGCCATCCCGGTGCCGATGGACACCCGCATTGACCGGAAGCCGGTGCGGACGGAAGATGACGGCAAGGGCTTCGGCCCGTGGAGGATCACCGGGGTGGAGGACGCATGACGTGGTGGATATGGGGACTCCCCATCACCGAAGCCTTCGTGTGGTCAGTAGCGCTCGGCATCGCTGGCATCACCGGCCAGTACATCATCGGCAAGAAGTCCCACAAGGGCTACGTCATCGGCATGGCAACCCAGATTCTGTGGTTCATCTTCGCCGTGCAGACCAGGCAGTACGGTTTTATCCTGCTCTGCTCGCTGTACTTCGGCATCTACTGGAAGTCTTGGCGGGCGTGGCGTAAGGATGCAAAGCAGGAAATGGCAGTAACCGCCCCATAACATTGGGGGCATGTACGAATATGACGCTCGCATCATCCGCTGGGTAGATGGCGACACCCTCTGGCTGACAGCATGGCGCGAGGAAAAGCTGGACCTCGGTTTCCGTAACCGGCTTTTCCTCCGCCACGAGCACGACCTTGAATGCCGCGTGTACGGCGTGGACACCCCGGAGGACAAGGCCGGGAAGCCTGCCACCGCCGCAGTGAACAACTGGGCACCGGCCGGTTCGGACGTCAAGATCGAGACGTTCAAGCCCATCAGCGAAGACAAATACGGACGCTGGCTCGCGGACATCAAACTCTCTGACGGCCGGAACATCTCCGTGGAACTGCTCAATGCCAAGCTCGCCGTCCCCTACTTCGGCGGAACCAAGGGCGTGGCAGTGTGAGCCGCCCGCGTCTGCTGGACCTGTTCTGCTGTGAGGGCGGGGCCTCCCGGGGATACGCGGAAGCAGGCTTCCAAGTCACCGGCATCGACATCGACAAGCGGGTGGCCCGGCGCTACCCCTTCAACTTCATCTGGGCCGACGCCCTCGACTACGTTGCCAAGCACGGGCACAAGTACGACGCGATCCACGCGAGCCCGCCATGCCAGGGCTACTCCGTCACGGCCCACTCCCTCAGTCCGGACCAGCTCGCCAAGTACCCGCGCCTGATCCCCGCGACCCGCGCCGCGCTCCGCGCCGCCGGCAAGCCCTACATCATTGAGAACGTCGTCGGCGCACCGATGGAGGACCCGGTGCTGCTGTGCGGGTCGATGTTCAACCTCACCGCCCCCGACACCGACGGCACCCCGCTCCGGCTGGAACGGCACCGGCTGTTCGAGTCCAACGTCCCCATCGCCGCACCCTCGCGCTGTGCCCACGATCCCGCCGTGATGGTCGCCGGTGTCTACGGCGGCGGTTCGTCCAAGCGGCACGAGGCCGGTGCGGGCCGCGGCGGTTACACCCCGGTGAAGTCGGTGCGCGGCGCGCTGATGGGCGTCAGTGCCCAAATGTCCCAGCTCGGCCTGTCCGAAGCGATCCCCCCGGCCTACACCCGCCACCTCGGCGAGGCCCTGATGAACAGTCTGGAGCTGGCCGCATGAGCGCCGACCCCAACGTCCCCGATGTGAACGAGTGGAAGAAATGGGACGCGAAGTCCAAGGAGAAGTTCCTCGCCCGGCTCCAGGACTCCGAGAAGCCCAAGCTCGTCTGGTACTGCAAGAAGGGCCGGACCTGTGACGGGAAGCCGCACGACGAGTACGACTACCCGCACGCCCGCGGGGACCAGTGGCCGCCGCCCGGCAATGACTGGCTGACCTGGCTCCTGAAGGGCGGGCGCGGTTCGGGCAAGACCCGCTCCGGCGCAGAGTGGGTCCGGTTCATGGCGACCCGCTACGAGCGCGGCTCCATCATCGGGCCCACCGTCGGCCACGTCCGCGACACCATGGTCGAAGGCGACTCGGGCCTGCTGGTGGTGTTCGCCAACGCGAAGATCAACGCGCTGTGGGAACCCTCCAAGCGGCGCATCACCATCGACTGCCACTGCACCCCGGACGCCGCCCTGCCCAAGCACATGAACGGGCACATCATCCAGTGCTTCACCGGCGACGAACCTGAGCGCCTGCGCGGACCCCAGCACGCCTACGTGTGGCTGGACGAACCCGCCCACTTCGCGCTGATTCAGGCCGTGTGGGACAACATGCAGTTCGGCCTGCGCCTCGGCGACCACCCCCGCATCCTGTGCTCCACCACCCCGTTGCCGACGAAGTGGATGAAGGAACTGATCAAGGAGGAGGACACCGTCTCCGTCACGGTCTCCACCTACGCGAACATGGACAACCTCGCGCCGACCTTCCGCAAGGTGATGCTGAAGAAGTACGAGGGCACCCGGCTCGGCCGGCAGGAACTCCACGGCGAAGTCCTCGAAGACATCCAGGGCGCGCTGTGGACGTGGGCGCTGATCGAGGGCAACCGCAAGCTGGTCAAGATCGACGAGGAGGGCAACCGCCACTACCCGGTCGTGATCGAGGACATGGAGCGGATCATCGTCGCCATCGACCCCGCCGGTACGTCCTCGAAGAAACGTGACGAGACGGGCATCGTGGTCGTCGGCAAGCTCGGGGACCACTACTACGTCATCGCTGACCTGTCCGGGACGTACACCCCGGAGGGCTGGGCGTCGGCGGCGTGGAAGGCGTTCGACGATTACGGCGCGGACAAGGTCGTCGCGGAGAAGAACTACGGCGGCGAGATGGTGCTGTCCACCCTGCGCAACTCCCGCAAGGGCGGGCCCGTGGACCTCGTCACCTCACGCCGCGGCAAGGCCCTGCGCGCTGAGCCCGTCGTCGGCCTGTACGAGCAGGGCCGGGTCCACCACCTCGACCTGTTCGAGGAACTGGAGACGCAGATGACGGAGTGGGTGCCCGGCATGGCGGACTCCCCCGACCGGGTGGATGCGCTGGTGCACGGCATCACCAAGCTGTACGAGGGTGCGGCCCCGTCATCGTTCGCCTCACCTGCTGGCAGGACCGAGAAGGCCGAGCCGATCCCGGGCATGCCTCCTGCTCCTCCGAAGCAGAACCGCTTCCAGCGGACCCGGCACAGTTCGGTCCTCGGCTACAAGCCGAAGCCGAAGCCGGGTCAGGTAGTCAGATCGCCGCGCGGGAAACTCGCATCGGCGCTCGCGGCACGGAAGCTTCTTGACAGGTAACTGTACTTTCCCACGGTAATCTCGTAAGCATGACCGAACTGATCGCTGAGATTCCAGCGGGAGTTGTCCTCGCAGTGGCCGTCGTGGTGTGGATCGCATCCTCAGCACGACTTACCCGGCTCTTTACTCAGGACACATTCCCGCCGGTGGTGTGGGCACGGACCAAATGGGACGAGTACACCGAAGACACCGCATGGAACACCCTGTTTCACTGCCACTGGTGCCTGTCCGTGTGGGTAACTCCCGCCGTCGGTGCTTGGGGCTGGCTTAGTAACCTCCACTGGACGTGGTGGGTATTCAACTTCGCGCTCGCCGCATCGTATGCGAGCGGCATGATCGTAGAGAGAGATGAGGTCGGGTAGCCGATGGCACGGACTCGCACCAAGGACGTACCCCCCGCGTCCAATTCATTCGTGGCTTCTGCCGCGAAGAAGGGCTTGCGTAGCCTGAAGAACCTCTCGCGGTCCTCGCGCGCAGACGGCTGGCAGGCTGAGGGCTGGAAGTATTACAACACCATCGGCGAGTACCGCTACGCCTGCGACTGGGTAGGGAACCAGTTGTCCAAGGCGCTGATCTTCGCCTCGCAGACCGTGGACGGCAAGGTCGTGCGCGTGGCTGAGGGCCTTGCCTTCGACGTCATCAGCGAACTGTTCGGGGACGCCGACGGCCGCGCGGAGATGTTCCGCCTCATCGGCATCCACATGACCGTCGCCGGGGAATGCCACATCGTCGGCTACGAGGATCCGGACCCGATGGGCGACGGCGGCGACGTGTGGCATGTGGTCGGCGCGACCCAGCTCCGTCAGGTCCCCGGCGGACGCTACAGCATGAACGGCATCGAAATCCCGGTGGACGCCGATCAGGTCGTCCAGTTCCGCATCTGGCGGCCGGACCCCATCGACCCCGAAACTGCCATCGCCCCGACCCGGGCACTCCTGTCGATCCTCGGCGAAATCGCCCGGCTCACCGACCACGTCGCCGCGCAGGTGGACTCACGCCTCGCCGGTGCCGGTATCCTGCTGATGCCCTCGGAGATGACGTTCCCGACCCCGCCCTCCGAGGACGGCGAATCCGTCCGCACCGCCAACAACGCCGAAGACCTCATGGTCCTGATTTCCGACGCCATGGGTGCCGCCATCGAGGACCGCTCCGACCCGTCAGCGCTGGTCCCCATCGTCATCACGGCACCGGCCGAGGTCATCGACAAAATCCAGCACCTCACCTTCTGGTCCGAGCTGGACGCGCACGCCATCGAACTGCGCAACGAGGCGATCCGCCGCCTGGCCCTCGGCATGGACATGCCCCCGGAAGTCCTTCAGGGTGCCGCCGACGC